AAAATTCAAAATTCAGATCTCCAAAAATTCAAAATTCAGATCTCCAAAAATTCAAAATTCAGATCTCCAAAAATTTGACTTCTCTCCTAATCTATGATATACTATATCTATAAGGAGGTGATATATATTCCAACGTCACGCTTAAAACTTGACTTTTCACTCGAATCTCAAATCGACCGCACAAACTTCGTCGAATCCTATCTCTCTTCCATCTCCTTTACACCCTCCCAATCGGAACTTGAAACTATCTCAACCTATATACTCTGGGGCAAGAATCCCTCAGGCCTTAATCTCCAATCTGAAGGACTCGCGCATCTCAAAGACTGGGCACCGACACAGATCGATTCTCTCGAAGCCCTCGCAGAACTCCCCGGCTTCCAAGAGTCATCCCTTAAGCCTCTCTCATCTCCTCAGACGCGCCTTCCAAAAATCTCATTTGATCGCCAATCTATTCAATTAACCGCTCCCCCGCATATACTCCAGATCTACGAATCTCTCTGGCGTCAAATTGATTCGACAGAACTAGTCCTAACCTACTATGACTTACTTCACGCGCGGCGCACAAAACCTCCAAGAGAGTCTCTACTCTCTTCCTTTACGCCTTCTGAACTTTTATCTTTCCAAGACACCGCGGCTTCCTTAACTCAATTCAAATATATTAAACTTAAACATTTTTTAGTTGAGTTGCGGTCAGAGCAATATATATATTATGATTTCCATTCTGAACGCATTATGCCGCATTCTCAAGAAATATATGTGCCGCAAGAAGATATTTTAATTGGAACAGATATACAAGTTTTCCCATTTGGATTAAAGGATAATTCTAGTTTATCCATGAAAGTTTTTAAAAAAGATTTGGATCCGTTAAAATTTTCACAAGAAGAACTCTCTCAAATTTCTCAAAAACTTTGGGATAAATCAAATTCTTCTTTATATATAGATTTTACAAAAGATTCTCATGTCCTTGAAATATATAAATTGCGCGCGGAACTAATGGAAGCGCAAGAGCGAGATCCATCTCACATAGATACAGATGCCGCGTATATAATTTCTACTCTTCAATTTTATGAAGATTGGGCAGATCTTTCTCCAATGCAACTTCTCATTCTAGATAAAAAACTTCACAAATCCTCTAATATGGTAATCTCTCAAGAAATCAATAAACTCTATAATAAATCTTATAATGATAATTATATCTCTACAATATTCCATCAAAAAATAATTCCTTCTATAGCAAATGCCGCGCGAGAACATAGAACACTCCTTGAAAATATTTTTTATCCAGAGAATTTTAAAAAATGTAAAGATTGCGGCAGACTTTTACTTTTAAATACTACTAACTTTATGAAGCAGAAAAAATCTTCAGATGGATTTTCTCCACGTTGTAAAGTTTGTGAAAAAATAAAAAGGAGCAAATATATATATGACATCAACTGATAAACTTATTAAAATGATACCAGAGATGACTCCAGTAGAATTTGCAGGATTGGCGCGAGTTTTAGATGTGAAGTTACTTCAAACAAATCCAGAATATGATGAGTCAAAAGATATCTCTGTTGAAAATTCTCCATCTATTTGCCGTGATTTTACGGATGTTTTTGAAGACGTATTAAAAAATTTTGGAGAATGTAATCGAGCGCGGAAAAGAGAAATTTTACAAATTGTAAAGGCATCAAATAAATTTAAAGGGAATAGCGTGGAGGATATAAAAAATGCCGTCAATACCACAAATTCCTAAATAGCCATCAGGTACACAAAAATGTATATGTTGCGGCCGCCTCATGCCACTTTCTCAATTCTCAAAAACACGCAATGAATTTTATGCGGGAGGTTATCTTCCTATATGTAATGAATGTATTGCAAAAAAAATTGAAGAACATGGAGAAAATTGGGAGTATATCGATAAACTTTGTATGTGGGCGGATATCCCATTTATTGTAAAAGAATGGGACAGAATTAAAGAAATTACAATTCCATCTGAGACTTGGGGGACTTATACAAAAGTTTTTTATGGCGATGACTATATCTCTCTTGGATGGGGGGATTATTTTAGGCAGTATAAAAAATTAAAAGAGGTAGGTCTTATCGAAGAGGAAATACCAGAAGTTCGAGAGCAAAGATATATTAGTTTGAGAAGAAAATGGGGCGAAAATTATGATGATAGCGAATTAAATCATTTAGAAGATTTATATCGCGGCCTTATGAATACTCAAAATATTAACGGCGCGCTCTAGATAGACCAAGCACAAAAACTATGTAAACTTTCATTAGAAATTGACAATAGAATTCGTGCTGGAGATAAAGATGTTGATAAATTTATGTCTTCTTACGAAAAAATTATTAAGAGCGCGGAGTTTACTCCAAAAAATACCAAGAATGCCGCGGACTTTGATAGTTTTGCAGAATTGGCGTATTGGCTTGAAAAACATGGGAAGATTAATAAATTTTATGATAATGTAACTAGAGATGTAATTGATGAAACTTTAAAGAATATCGAGAATTATAACCAAAAACTTTATATTAATGAAGGCGGAATAGGCGAAGAAATTACAACTAGACTAGAAGCTTTGCGGCAAGCTAATGCATTAGAAGAGCAAAGCAGTATATATGAAGTTCAAACCGACTTTAATGAAGATGAGTATGATAATGCCGCATTCGTTATTGATGATTTTAGTCCAGAAGGTGAATAGATATGAGTGCAATTACATTATTAGATCCAGATATTTCAAGATTTAATAATGATACTAAACTTTATAAAGATGGTATTGAACTTGAAAAAGGAGTCGTAATTACTCCTTCTTTTTTAGAAAAAAATTAGGATCTTTTATTAGATTCTATTTCAACTTGGACAGCATATCCAGATATATTTTTAGATTTAATCACTCCAGAGGATTCTAATTTTAAATTATTTCCTTATTAGAGATTATTTTTAAGGATTTGTATGAGGTATACGATTATATTTATTACTGCGGCTCGTGCAACATCAAAGACGTTTTTATCTATACTTGCAAAATTTTTACAATGCGTATTTCTTCCAAATCATGTTGGATCACTTGTTGCGCCAAATAAATAGCAAGCCGCGAAAATAAGTCAACAAAAAATAGATGAAATTTTACGAATATGGCCTTTATTAAATAATGAAATAGAGACATATAATAAAGGAAAAGACTATACTGAAGTACGATTTAAAAATAAAAGTAGGCTAACTGTTGTGGCAGCGTTAGATTCAGACAGAGGAATTCGAACTCACGCGACTCTTATTGATGAAGCTCGAGATCAAGACGGCGATGCAATTAATGAAATTGTATTGCCGCAGATGAATGTATCAAGACGTATGGCTAATGGTTTAGTAAATACTAACGAAAAAATTAATACTCAAGTAATATATGCTACTTCAGCTGGGACTAAATCTTCATATGCTTATGAGGCTCTTATTGATACTTTTGAAAAAGCTATTATTAATCCGAAGTCTGCTTTTTGTATAGGACTTGATTACAGAGTGCCAGCATAGCATGGACTTATCGATCCTACATATGTTTAGAATTTAAAATTGTCTCCTTCTTATAACGAAGTTACATTTGCAGCAGAATATCTCGGGGCATGGCAAGGTGGCAGTGAAGAGTCTTGGTTTGATTTTTCTAAATTAACTAAATATAGAAAAATAAAAAATCCAGAATGGCGTCAAAAATTTAAAGATGATAAAAATATTTTTTACTTAATTTCAGTAGACGTTGGAAGACTGCATGACTCAACAGTTGCTTGTATTTGGAGAGTTAATATTAAAGATTAGAAATATTATTCTACTTTAGTAAATATTCAAGTACTTGGGCGACAAGCTGAAACTAAAACTTTTACTCAATAGGCTATAGATTTAAAAAGGATAATTGAAATTTATAATCCGCGCGAGGTAGTGATAGATTGCAATGGCTTAGGCATTGGATTAGCTGATGAAATGATAAAAGAACAACTTGATCTAGATGGATAGACTCTCCCAGCTTATGGATTTTTTAATAATGATGATTATAAAAAAATTTAGCCAAGAGATTGCATATAGATACTTTATTCTTTAAAGGCTAACGGGCCATTAAATTCTAAAATACATGGAAATGCCTACTCAAGATTAAATGGCGGCCTAGTAAGATTTTTAATAAGTGAGCAAGAAGCTCGATCAGAACTACTTGCAACAAAAGTCGGTCAAAAAATGTCTACAGAAGATCGTATAAAACGTTTAATGCCGCATGAATTAACTACAAAATTATTTGAAGAGATGAGTAATCTTCGTCTTAGAAAAACAGGTCTTGATATTGTTCTTGAACAAATTAATGCTCGTTTTCCAAAAGATAAATATTCTGCATTTGCTTATGGTTTATGGAGAATAAAAGAAATAGAAGAAGAAAATTATAAGAAAATAGTGCGTAGAGGTAATGGGGCAAAACGAAATTTGATTTTCTTTACTGGAGGACAATATGGTATTTAATGATAACTCCTCTGTAAGAGATTTATCTACTTTTAAAAAAGCTATCGAAGGGATGATAGCTAAAAATGGCCGCAGTTGGAATGAACTTGACGGCAGGTACATACGAACACAAAAAATAAAAAATTATACTCCCGAAGAAATCCAAGAAATTATTAATTCTGGAAATCTTGCTTCTCAGATACGTCTTTCAAGAAATTATTTTAGAAAAGACGGCATTTATAAAAGATTAATCTTGTATTTATCAACACTTTTAAAATATGAAGGAATTTTAATACCTAATCCAAGTTATGGTAATAAACTCTCCACTTCCTACATAGAGAAAAGGTATTATGGCGCACTTGATTATCTTGATAAGATAAATGTAAAACAAAGATGTGAGTATTTTTCAAGAATTGCCCTTACAGAAGGATGTTATTATGGCGTTCGTCAAGAAATCAGTAAAAATGAATTCATTTTACTGGACCTTCCTGGTGAATATAGCCGATCAAACTTTAAGGATTTTTACGGTAGAGATATAATTGAATTTAACGTTTTATTTTTTAATTCCATTTATGGAGAAAAAAATAAAAAGAAAGCATTGAAAACTTATCCAAAAGTTATATCTGATTATTATAATCGTTACATTCATGGAAAAGAAACTAATGAATGGATGAGAGTTCCTTCTGACTTAGGTTTTTGCTTTCCTATTACAGAAGATGGTAGACCATTATTTCTTGATGTAATTCCTGCGATCTTAAAATATGATGAAGCAGTTGAATTAGACCATGAAAGAGAACTTGAAGAAATAAGAAAAATTATCGTGCAAAAAATTCCTCATTTAAATGATGGAGTTTTATTATTTGAGCCGGATGAAGCTGAAGTAATGCATGGCGGCGCGGTAGATATGATGAAAGGTAATAAAAATATTAGTGTATTAACTACTTATGCAGATGTAGAGGGAATTGTATCTAAAACTTCTTCTGAGGCAGTTACTAATACGTTAGAAAAGAATTTACAAAATGTATATTCTAAGGCTAATATTAGTGCGCAGATATTTGCGCCAACTGGTTCTCAAGCATTAAGCACTTCTATTCAAAAAGATAGTGGATTAATGATGACAATGGCAAATAAATATGCATATTTTATTACCTGTGTTATTAATGAGTTATTTGGAAATTCTAATGTAAATTTTACATTTAAGATTTTACCAATTAATCAATTTAATACTTCAGATTATATAACTGATACTTTTAAACTCGCGCAAAGTGGATATAGTTTTCTTTTACCTGCTATTGCGGCCGGATTAAGCCAGAAAGACTTTATTAATATTAAGCAAATGGAAAATGGTATATTAGGGCTTAGGGATTTATTATTACCATTAGAATCTGCTTATACTCAAAGCGGGGAGGCTGGCGCCCCAGAGAAAAAATTAGATGATAAATCTCCAAAAACTTTAAAAAATGAAGAAGCAATAAATAAGCAATAACGGAGGCTCAAAATGGAAAAAAACCTTAACGAGTTTTCCGTAACTATTTATGGAAAATTAGAAAAATATAATGAAGTATTAAGTAAGGCGCGTCTTAGAATTTTCTATAAATATGGGAATAGAAATGGAACTTATATCACAGATGAATTTGCTGAAAAACTTTTAAGCACACTCCCTTACTCTCCAATTAAAGGAATTTATGATCCGACAGACGAGGATTATACTGACCATGGAGAGCAAAGATGTGAAGGACGAATTTATGGTATAGTTCCGTTTAATCCTAATATTTCATGGGAAGATCATATGGATTCAGATGGCGTAATTCGTAATTATGCTTGCGCAGACGTCCTTATTTTTACTGGATTATACAAAGAGGCTTCTGACATAGTTGGAAAAAGTCAATCTATGGAATTATATTCTCCAAGTTTAAAATATCATGAAGGTATTTTAAATAATAAAAAGTATGTAATTTTTGATGAAGGATGCTTTTTAGGTCTTCAAGTCTTAGGAGATAAAGTAGAACCATGTTTTGAAGGAGCTTCATTTTATACTTTACAAAATGAAATTGAAAGTATAATTTATCAAATTAAAAATTATAGAGGTATTAAGATGCATACAATTAATTTTAGACTTTCTGATCAAGAAAAGTTTAATGCTATTTGGGCTTTAATTAATACTGAGTATAATGAGGAAAATGGCTGGGCTGTTACTTATGGTATTAGCGCCATTTATGATGATTATGCTCTTGTTAATAATTATCAAACTGGTGAATTTGAAAGAATATATTACAAGAAAGGTTGTAATGATTTAGTTGAAATTTCCGCCAGAAAGAAATGTTTTGTCGTTGATGTAACAGAGGAAGAGAAAACCGCCCTTGATACATTACGTCAACTTAATGGAAATACATATGAATTAGTTAATGAGACTTTGCTTAACGCAGAAGAAAATTTAAATAAAAATTCTGAATATTCCCTCAAAATTGAAGAGTTAAATACTCAGATTTCTACTTTAAATTCAGAGAACGAAGAATTAAAGAATCAAGTATCTGAATATACAATTAAAGTTGAAGAATTAAATAATAGTTCTGCTGCGTTGAATGAAAATATAAATTCTCTTAATGAGGAAATCAATGGTTTAAAAGAATATAAACTTACTATTGAAAATACTCAAAAAGAATCTATAATTTCAGAATATAGTGAGCAGTTATCTGATGAAATACTTAATTCTTATCGTGATAGTATGTCAAAATACTCTGTTGAAGAACTTGATATGCATCTTGCGTATGAGTTAAAGAAATCTAATTCTTCTGTATTCTCGAAAAACAACAATCAGGAAGGATACGTACCAAAAACTAGCGTTGAAGAGTGCGGAATTAATGCAATCCTTTCAAAGTATAAAAATAAATAATGGAGGCTATTTAAATGGCTAGACTTACTATTGATGGCTACGGCCAGCTTGAACTTAACCATGTAGCATTCCGTAGAGACGGTCGTGTTGAAGCACAGTGCGCTCTTAGCACACAATGCTTTAGTTCTTCTGTTCCTGCAGAAAACGGAATGATTCTTCGTGTAAGAAAAGATAAAAAGGAAGTTTGCTTTGCTGATGCAAGTGCTGCTAATCAGCTTTATGCTCTTAATTATACTGCTGAACATCAGTATGATGAGCGTCTTCCTGGCTTGAAGAACTTTAAACTCGTTCCTGGCGAGATTTATCCTCGTCTTGGATATCTTTCTGCTGGTGATTTATTTACCACTAACTGTGTTGATCTCGGTACTTATGCTGACGTATCTGCTGTTACAAGTGCTTTAACTAGTGGTACCGTATATGCAGGTGCTTCTACTAATGGCGCTATTGCTCTTAATTCTGCTGCTCCTACCGTAGGTCCTATTCTTCAAGTTGTTAAAAAGACCACTATGCCGGACTCTACTATTGGATTCCAGTTCCAGGTCCTTTCTGTATAATTAAAGGAGGGAGAAAAATATGACTATTAAAGAATTTAGAGATATTACTCTTCATGCCGTGCAGCGTACAGCTCCAGAGAATTACTCTGTTGATAATGTAAATGCGGCTTTTGCTGATGGTCTTCGTGAACTTGCTGGTTCTTATAATCAGTTCATGAAGAATCGTTATGATATATATGATATCCTTATTGAAGCTATTGACTTTATTCAGCCTAAGAAAGTTATTGATGCAATTGGTCAGTTTGCAGAAGTAAAAGTTGTTGCTGATGGTGATAAGGCTACATTTAGACGTCCTATTGGTAAAGAACGTGCAAAGAAATTCCTTACTCAGGTTGGTCTTAGTGGTGTATATGAGACTTTCCGTCTTGATAAAGAAACCTTTGAAATTACCACTCATGCAGTTGGTGGTGGCGCAACAATTGATTTTATTCGTATGCAAGATGGCGCAGAGACCCTTTCTGAATGTGTTGATATTCTGACTGAAGGTCTTACTAATGCAGTATTCCTTGAAGTTCAAAAAGCTCTTAAGGCTGCCCTTAGTGCTTCTACTCGTCCTTCTAAGAATAAATATACTGGTCCTTGGAATGCAGATGAAATGGTTAAGCTTATGACAGTGGTTCGTTCTTATGGCACTCCTGTGATTTTTGCTCCTCCTGAGTTTATTATGACAATGGGTGCTGATGCTATAGTTCCTGTGTCTGGTGCCTACGGTGGAAAGTATAGCCCTCAGGATATTGAAGATATTCACAATACTGGATTTATCAAAGTTTTCCGCGGTGCTCCTGTTGTTGAAATTCCTCAGTCCTTCACTGATAGAACTAATGAACATACCTGGATTGATCCTTCTATGGCTTATATTTTCCCTGCTGGTCAGGAAAAAGTTGTTAAGGTAGTTCTTGAAGGCGCTACTCAGATCCGTGATCATGAAAATAGAGATAATTCTATGGAAGTCGATGTATGGAAAAAGATGGGTTGCGCTATCATAACTCACTATAACTGGTGCATTTATAAGAACAGCGGTATCACCGATACTTCTGATAACCCATACGGAACCTAATATATATAATAAATGAGGGAAAGGATTTTCCTTTCTCTCATTTTTAAAATAACGCTAAAGCGTGGGAGAAAAAGGAGAAATTATGAAAGATAAAATTAAAGTTATTAGTAATTCAGATGGACGTTGCGGCATTGATAATTATCAATTACGATTAACTCGTAGATGGGAAAATCGTGGAGCCGCGCAATATATTGATAAAGATACATTAGAAGAACTTATGGCAACCGATGTGTCTTTTATTAATTTAGTAAAAGATGGAATTTTATTTATTGACGATATGGAATTCAAAAAATCAATAGGTCTTGAACCAGAAGATGCAAAAGAACCAACATTAATTCTAATGGATGATAAAGAAATGAACCGTCTTTGGAAAGTAATTCCATTTGCTCAATTTAAAGTAGAGATTAAAAAATTAACTCACGAGCAGTTAGTTTATTTAGCTGAATACGCTATTCAGCATGGTTCAGATGGCTCTATGGATAAAATTGATTATTTAAGTAATGCTAGTGGTTATAATATCATGAAGGGCATAGAATTAGATAAAGCTAATAGAGAGGAAGTCAAGGAGGTAAAATAATGACTAATTTTTAGGTCATATATGATGCCTTTTTAGGAAAAATATTAGATGATGAGTGGACTGGATGGACTACTCAAGAAATTGAAGAAGATTTGAAAAGTCTACTCATTGCGGCTATACCAAATTTTAAATTCCCTAAAGTTTCTTTAGATTATGGTGCTACATCTTTTAACGAGGATTTAAAAAACGAAGAAATTCAAATTTTAGCTACTTATATGAAATGTGAATGGCTTAATAGAGCAATATTGACTTGGGAAAATATAAAGCCTTTGTATGAGGAAAGAGATTTTTCTCAAGCTAATTTATTAAGTAAATTTAATGATACTCTTGCGGCTGAAAAAGAAAATGCGCGAAGATTAGAATCATTATACTATCGCTCTACTAATTATAAACCATTTAACTATAAAAAGTTAGCTACAAATATAAAACATGGATAATATTATTTTAGAAGGTTATAATAATAATTTAAAAAATCGTCTTTTTGGTCTTTTATGTGAATATGAAAAAGGAAGAGAATGGGAAAAATTCTTAGATTCAATTTTAATTGAATTATATTCATATCCTGATGACGAGAAAACGATAAATTATTATAAACTTTATTCAAAAGTTTCTTCTCTTCGTTTTTTAAATTACGAATATTTTAGAACTACAATTTTTGATTGTATGAGTTTATTATCTAAAGTATGAGTTATAGTAATATTTATAATAAACGATTAAATCGTTATGGCACTAATTATTAGGAAAGAATTTAGGGAGAACGTGAAAAAAATTTTAGCTTATATCTTTTAAAAACAATTTATAGAGTGGACTTTTTATATAATAATGCTTCTTATGCGGGAAGCCTCGAAAGAAATAAATAGGATGAAACTGAAATTAAGTATTATTTATTAACACAAACTTCTCTTAATATGCCAAATGGAACTATATTATCATTAACTAATAAAGATAATGTATCTGAAAATTGGATGGTATATTATTTAGAAAATATAAAAGCAAGTGGATATAATCGTTATATAATGTTAAAAATGACTCATTAGATTTCTTGGAAATCTGCTGATGGGATTTAGAGAACATCTTATGCATATTTATATGGTTAGGAAGACAATATGCTAAAGGACGAATTAAAATCTAGATCTAGGAGCAGTCCAGTATATAATGAAACTGTAAAATCTAGTTTTATCGTGCTTCCTAAAAATTAGTATATAGAAAAGGACACTTATTTAGATATAGGAATTGTACCGTATAAGTAGAGTTTTGTAGTTACTGGGTTTGATATTCTTTCTACTGAAGGTGTAGAATATGTAACTATTGATCCCGTATATACTCGTGATTTAACAGCGCCGCCGAGTCCTTCATAGGAAAGACCAAGTAGCGATTATTATTGGTTTAATGGAGGTAATTCAAATGGCAACGCGTAATTTAGCAGAATTAGGATTAAATCTTCAAAAAATAATGAGCAGATTAGAAAGTAATCAAAATTTACTTAAATTATTATATTATGAAGATAAAGATCCTTTAAATGGTGTAGATTTAACTACATAGCAAATTAAAGATTATATTTTTGAAGATTTAATTAAATTTACTCCCAAGGTTTCAACAAGAACAGATGCAAAAAGTACTATAATATTAAGAGTTGTAAATGGAATATCTAATTTAGAAAATACTGAATTTCGTAATTTTTAGATATCTATTAATGTATATGTTCCTATTACATAGTGGGCTATTGCCAATTCTAATTTACGACCATTTGCAATACTTGGAGAAGTACATAAATCATTAAATAATAAAGTTATTGATGGTTTAGGCAAAATAATTGGTGGAGATTTTAAAGCAATTTTTTTTACAGATGAAATAAGTTGTTATGAAATCTCTTATATAATTACGAGTTATGATTAATCCTAATTTTTTTATATGTTTGCCTATCTCATTTTAGAATATATGTAAAATATATCCCCCGAAAGTAAAAGACGTTTTAGATAATCAAAATTATTAGGTTTATAAAAAATTTTTTACAATTAGTCAAGAAGATATTGAAGATGAATTTGTAGAAAATCAAAAAGCATTTGATGAATTACCTACTCCATTAGATTATTTATTTAGTCTTACTAATGATGAAAGATTAAAACAAATAATAATTGATGGATTTTAGTTTTTTGTAAAAGAACCAGTTACTCTATTAAAAGACTAGAAGAGTATTATAATTGGTGATTTAAAAAGTAATATATTAAAAATAAAAAGTATAAATGATTTACGAATAATAAATGAAAAAAATTATTTTGACTTTTAGAATTTAATTCGTGAATCAATAGGTAATAAATCAATTGAACCTTATAATTCTAATGAAAATGAAAAGGTAAAATACTTCAAGGCGAAAGCGAGGTATAGAGATAGAATAAAAGAAAAAAATTCAAAAGATGGATTAAATTTTACTTCTATGTTGGCGTCAATTTGTTGTATGAATTTTGGAATAAATCCACTTAATATTGGAGAGTTAAGCTATGCGTCAATTTCTATTTTAATGAGATATTATCAGGAAAAAGAGAAATATAATATTGATATTCAATCATTATTAGCTGGGGCGGATAGTAAAAAAGTTAAACCTAAAGATTGGATTAGGAATATTGAAGATTAAATAAAATAGGAGGTCATTTTAAATGGCTAGTATTTTAGATCGTTATGGCATTAAAGAGGTCGCGGATTAAAAGTTAGGTTCGCCTAAAAAAGTAATTTTTTAGTTAAAAATCTTGTGAAATGCTGGAACATCCTAAAATTGCGACTACTACAACGTAAAAAGAAATTTTAAGCGTGATAGTTTAAAAAAGTCGCAAATTATTAAAGTTATATTCTATAAAAGCTACTTTATAGTAGATTAATTTATAGGAGGCTTAATAAATGGACAATCAGCAGCCAAGCAACAAAATGGAATGGCGCGAAGTTAAAGAACATCAAAATTATGAAGTAAATAATTTAGGAGAAATTCGTCATAAAAAGAGATAGCATATTCTAAAACCAAGAGCTAATAAAGGTGGATATTAGTATGTTAGTTTTAAAATAGATGGGAAAGCAAAAAATTTTGCTGTACATCGTATTGTGGCGAACGCGTTTATTCCAAATCCTAATGGATATACAGAAGTTAATCATAAAGATTATAATCGAATGAATAACTGCGTAGAAAATCTTGAATGGGTAAATAGTTCATAGAATAAACGTCATGCTTATTTAAAAGAGGATAATAAAATTACTAGAGGGAAATAGGTCAATTAGTATGATAAAAATGGTAATTTTATTAAGACGTTTGATACAATTAGTTTAGCTGCGTAGGCAATGAATTGCTGTGTTTCTGCTATTTCTAATTGTTGTTTAGGAAGAACGAAAACCTCTTAGGGTTTCCGATGGAGTTTTGTTGAAGGTTCAACGACTAAGTATGAACGAAATCCTAGTTCATCTGTGCAAGACTCCTCGAAAGAGGATGAAGATATAGTCTAATCTTACATGAAAATGTAAGCAGCATAATATGCGGCCGTTCTAGGAAAACGGTGAATAAATATGGTAACTTTTTATAAGATTGATAGCAATGGTCATGCCGCGGAACCTGTATTATTTTTAGATACTTTAAAGATGTCTACAGTTGAACAGACAGCTTCTACTGCAGATGCTCGTGGTGGTAAGGGTAATCCTAAACTTATCACTTGGGACTATGGTAAAGAAATCAATGTTAATATTGAAGACGCTTTATTTAGTCCAAAATCTTTGAATTTGATGTTCGGTGGTGCAAAAGGTCAGATTACTGCTGATACAAGTGTCCTTAGAACTGCAAGTTATCACTGTGGTTCCACTAGTATTGCCTCTGGTTCTCTTCCAAAGATAAAAGTTGAAAATGGTAAATTTATAATTTGTGAATCTACTGAATCTGCATATTCTAGTGCAACTACAGTTTCTTGGTATGATGCTAATGGTAGCGCTGTTACTTCTATGGAAGCTAATGGTCGTTATGTTGGTAAATATAATCCTACCGTTAATGCAAGTGTAATTACCATTTCTGCTGATTCTTTCCCAGGAACCTATTACATTACTGGTGATACTTATGCTCGTAATGACACAACTGGTGAAGATGAATTCTTCCAGTTTGTTATTCCAAAAGCAAAGGTTACTGCTGAAAATACCATCACACTTGAAGCAGAAGGTGATCCTTCTACCTTTAGTATGAGTCTTACTGTTCTTCGTCCGGAGAATGGCGAGATGATGCAACTCATCAAGTATGATGTAAATGCTGCAGGCTAATTGAATATTTATAATGGCGGAGGAGGCGACTTCTCCGCTATTTTTTATTTGGAGGTTTTATGGAAAATTTAAGTTCTTTTAAAACTTTAGAGGAAGTAAAATTAAAAGCTACTTATAATTTAGAGGTTAATGGATATCAATTTAATGAAGGAGAAATCATTTGTTAGTTTGATAGTATTTAGATTAGTGGACTGAATGAATTTAAGACTTCTATTGCAGCGAGAGGCGGATTTAATAATGCTGGATTAGTTTATTGGGATAATACAAAAGAAATAGAATTAAATTTTTCATAGGGTATTTTTTCAAAAACTCAATTTAGCCTATTAAATAATGCAAAAGTTATAAAAATCAATAGTGGAAATTCAATTCTTATAACTAAATCTGAATAGCTTGAAAGCGATTAGAATGGAGACATATCACCTTCTAAAGTTCCTGTTGATTAGATTTTTATATATAATAAAGATACAGGAGAAAAATTAAATTGGTAGATAATTAATAATAAGTATAGAATTTCTTCGCCATATTAGGATGTAGTAATGAATTATAGATTCAGCTATACTAATGGTGGATCTGTTGCTGAGATTGGGAAGGCCGCATTAAATGGCTTTCTTGAATTAGAGGCAAAAACGCGTGTAAAGGATGATACATCAGGAGCAATAACAACGGGAATTATAAAAATTCCAAAGTTAAAATTAATGTCTGGTCTATCTATGCATTTAGGGAGTAGTGCGAGTCCAGTAGTAGGAAATTTTTCTGGAATTGGCTTGCCAGTTGGTTCAAGAGGAAATTCTTATGTTATGGAATTTTATTTCTTGAATAATGATATAGATGGAGTATAATATAATCGACATTAGTTTTAACTAATGTCGATTTTTATTATGTAAGGAGGTAAAAATGGCTGCATAGGAAGAGTATAGTATAGTTTATAAAGCGAAAATTGAAGTAAGCGATATAAAAAAAGGAATAGATGAAATTTAGAAAAATTTAGATAAAATTAGTATTCCAAATTAGATTGAAAAAAGCTTAAAAAGTTCAATTTCAAAATTAGAAAAAGAATTTGCGAATTTTGATTTAGGATTAAAAACTAATTTAAAAGATACAAAAAATTTTGAAAATTTAGCAAAGACTTATGGGAAAATTATAGAATTAAGTAATTAGTATAATAATACCGTAAAAAATTTAAATAGTTATGATAGCTCTAAATTAATTCCTAAAGAGACATTAGAAAGATTTTAGGTATTACAACGCGCGGCGAATAAATATGATGAAACTTTAAAAAGATTAAATCAAGATAGAAAAGTAGTTGATAAATAGAGAGAAATTAGAGAAAAAGATACTGAAATAGATAGAGATAGAAAAGGAAGACCTGCTTTAACGAAACAAGTATCAGATGCAGAAAAAAAATTAGCAGAAGCTAAGAATAATTTAACTACAGCGACAGAAAATTATAATAAAATTGAAAAAGAAAATATAAAGATTCAAGCAGAATATAATGATTAGTTAAAGAAAAATAAACAATATCTTGAAGATTTAGCAAAAAAGAGAGAAGAAATTGCATTAAATAATAAAGAGAAAAGTGGATTAGAAGATAAATTAAAAGCATTAAAAGAAGAAGAATAGAGATTAAAATCATAGAAAACTTCTTTAACTGATGAAGACACAAAAAAAATAGAATAGAATAAAAAATTAATTTAGGATGGACTTCCTGGCCCAAAAGAAAAGGATTTAGAAAATCTTAGGCTATATAATAATTTAATTGAAAAAATTTTTAATAATAAATTTACAAAATAGGATACTAAAGGGAAAGAGGATTTAGAAGCTCTTCTATCAAGCGTAACATTAGAAAATGGATCAAATTTTTCAAGTGCTATAAAAGAGATTAATAAAAAAATTAAAGAATATCAAGATTCAAAGGAAGAATTAAAAAATCTTAATAGCCAATTAACCAAATAGAAAAAGAGTCCTTAGAATATTAGTAATAATGAGAATAATTTAAGTCAAGACATATCAGATAAAATAACGGAAATAGTAAACGTAGATGGCGGAAGAGAAAAAACCGTTTCTAATTTAAAAGATATCGAATAGGCTTATTCTGATTTAAAAAACTTTTTAAATACAAGAAAAAATAATTTTACTATAGATTAGTATGAAGAAAAGATAAAAGAAGAAATTTTAAAATTCCGTGAAGCTATAAAAAAAGAAGATCTATTTAATAACAAGGGAACTTAGTCAAGATTTAGTGACATTAAGTATGGTCAAGTTGAAGGTATTTTAAATACAGCCTTTTCTAAAGGTAACACTGAAAGTATTAAAGACAAAGAAAGATTATAGCAATTACTAGAACCATTAAAATAGATATACGATGAAAAAATAAAATTCAATAGTCTTTCAAAAAAATTTGCATCTGGTAAACATACAGAAGAAACTTTAACAAATTTTGGATTCATAACCGGTGCTAATTTATTTTAGACAGATGATGGAAAAGATCCTGTAACAAAAATTGAGGAGTAGATAGAACTTTGTAAAAATATTTAGAAAGCTTTGACTCTTCAAGATTTAGCTGTAGAAGGCGTTATAAATAAAGAAGAAGATTTAAAGAAGAAGATTAAAGATAAAGAAAATACATAGAATAATCTTAAAACAGAAATTGAAAATTTAGTTAAAAATTTATTTGGAAATGTTACACCTAAAAATTTAGATAAAAGTATTGAAGATCTTCAGAAATTTTATGAAGTAATATCAAATAAAAATCAAAAAGGTAAATATATTAACAAAATTGAAGGAAATAACGAAAAGACCTTAGTTTCAGATGGGCGGACTAGAAAAACTTTTATAAAAGAAGAAGGACTTGAATGGCTTCAAAAATTATATAATACAGAAGGATAGGCGAAAACTGTTCAAGAGATGGTTGAAGCGGCACGAGCCATAACAGAAATTAATTCTAGTATTACTAATTTAACTTCTATTCAGACTAAAACTCAAGAAATAAAAGATTTAGAAGAGCAAATAAATAAATTAACTGAAGCTGAAAAAAGATTTAAAAATGAATTAACTTCTATAGAATAGAATCCTCCGTAGGGAGCAGTCAGTGAAGCAGCACTTTAGGCACAATAGCAAGTGGCACAAGAATCACAGGATAAAATGACTGCCGCGACTACAGCTAGAGATCAAGCAGCTACTAATAAAAGTACTGCTTAGGCATCATATGATTAGTTAAAAATACAGTTATAGGCTGCTCAAGATTAGAGAGATAAATTAATTTAGGAAAGAGATGCTCTTATTCAAGCAAATCAATAGTCTGCATTTACTTCTACTATTTAGACTTTACAAGCATAGAATATCTAGATCCCAGATACAATTTAGAATATTGATTAGCTTAGAACATATCTTGAATAGTTAGGAAATACTAATCTTAGTGATATTATAAATTCTCTTGGATAGCTTGGTAAAAAAACTGATGAACTCGATGATAAGGTATCTAGTGGTTCAAATTTAAATAGTGCATTTAAGAACGCAGCTACTGCCGCGAAAGATTTTGATTCTTAGCTTAGTATGGTTACGAATCGTATTAAGTATTTCTTTGGTCTTAGTAATGCAATTCAACTCGTTAAACGTTCAATTCGTGAAGCATATAATACAGTAAAAGAACTTGACGCGGCAATGACAGAATCTGCAGTTGTAACTCAATATTCTATTGCAGATATGTGGGCGCAACTTCCAAAATATACTCAAACTGCAAATGAATTAGGAGTCACAACAAAAGGCGTATATGAAACTATGACGCTTTTTTATCAGCAAGGTTTAAAAACAAATGAAGTTTTTGAAATCGGTACTGAAACTCTTAAAATGGCGCGTATTGCTGGTATTGACTATGCTACGGCAACTGACTATATGACAGCGGCCCTTCGTGGGTTTAATATGGAGTTAAATACAACTTCAGCACAAAAAGTTAACGATGTATATTCTCAATTAGCAGCAATAACAGCTTCTAATACCTAGGAAATTTCTGTTGCTATGACAAAAGTAGCTTCACTTGCTAGTAACGCAAATATGGAATTTGAAACTACTGCGGCGTTTTTGGCGTAGATAGTTGAGACAACTCGTGAGAGCGCTGAAACGGCTTAATTACTAGGCCCATAAATACAATCTAAAAGCGGGGAACTCCTAAAGCCTAAGATACCGCCCTAAAATTGACTTCTTCTAAAATTTAGGGTATAATGGTTACGAAAGTAGAAAAAAATCTTAGGATGTCACATGGTTATACCTAAATGAATATGAATGGACAATCCGCATTTAAATTAAGGAGAAGAAAATGTCAAGAAAAATTACAAAGGATATATTTTTAGAAAGATTTAATCAACGTTTCCCAGAAGCACAAATTGAAATTTTAGAATACATAAGTTTGAAGAACGCTTGTAAAATTAAATGCAGACTTTGTGGAAAAGAATTTAATAAAACACGCGCTGAAAGTTTTCTGAAAAGTTGGAGTTGTTGTAATGGGAAAAATGAATCAAAATTTAATTTGGTAGATAGATTATGTAAAGCAGATGGTCATTATGAAATAGTTAAAATTTTAGACCCCACTCATCTAATTATTAAGCATTTAGATTGTGGTAATGAAATTACTAAAACAATTCAATCAGCCGTCTCTGCTCCATGTTCATGTAAATTTTGTAATACCCAAAGTGAAAAATTACGGATATCTTTAAATGATGCTCAAGAACAATTAAATGAGATATTTGAGGGTAATATTACAGTTCTTTTTTTTGATGGAGTAGATAGTAAAAAATCACAATATAGATGTAATAAATGTGGTTTAATTTTTAATCAATCATACTATAATTTAATTTCTAAATGTAGAGGATGTCCTAAATGCGACGCTCGTCGTTCTAAAGGTGAAACTGCAATGCGAAAATATTTAGATGAGAATGGTATAAAATATAAAGAGCAAGTTAATTTTAAAGAATTGGGAAGATTAAAATTTGATTTCGGTATTTTAGATAAAGAAGATAAAATTATTTCTTTGATAGAAGTACAAGGAGATCAACATTTTAAAGAAGTATTTCGATATCCATCTCGCCCAGATTATTTTTTAATTCAACAGTTTCATGATGAACAAAAAAGAGAATGGTGTAAGTCTAAAAATATTCCATTATACGAAATTATTAATGATTGCGGGAAATTATTAAATCTTGATATTTTATCTAATTTAAATTCAACGACTATCTCCGTTAAGGAGAGTACAATCTAAGCTAATGAGATTGGAAATGATTGTTACCTGTAAAGGTTAAGATATAGTCTATCCTTCATAGAAATATGAAGCAGCGAAAGCGTATAAGATGTTGCGAATCTTATAGAATTTTTCGAGGGTACGGCTCTCAAAACCGTTATTGCAAGATTTTCTGAAGTTAAAAAATTATATAGCGAGAACGAACTTACTGGCACAGATGAAGAAGGAAGTTCCATTGACGTAAATAAAATTTCTACTGCTCTTCGTACAGCAGGAATTGACTTAAATAAATATTTCCTCGGAGAAGTTGGACTCGATGATATCTTTATGGAGTTAGCTTCTAAGTGGAAATCTTTAACTCAGGTACAATAGAGATATATAGCAACTTAGGCAGCTGGTTCTCGTCAACAGTCACGTTTTATTGCATTAATGAGTGACTATGAGCGTATGCAATAGCTTGTTGCTGAAGCATATGATTCTACTGGCGCGAGTGCAAGATAGTTTGAAAAAACATAGGATTCTCTCGAATCAAAATTAAATAAATTAAGTAATGCGTGGGACGCATTTACAATGGGTCTTGCGAATAATGAAGCTATTAAGAGTACGGTTGAGTTATTAACTAATTT